GAAGTTGCGAAATAGAAAAGATACAGAAAAAAAGCATGTTAGGATTAAAGAAGACTTTAATAAAAGACATTACTTTTATTTTGATAAAAAACAAAACAAAGAGTATTTCAAAATTTCACGAGAAACCTACAAAAATAACTTGATAAACCGAAGAGAAATTTTGAAACAATTCAAAGCAGAATTTAATGAAGGATGAAATTTTTTGGCATTTTTTTATAAAGAAAATCTTAACAATAAATATAATATGTGTTGGAATGCCGAAGTTTCATTAAATTCATTTATATTTGGCATAATATCAATGACAATTGTATTAATATTAAATAAAATAAATTATATTAATGTATTATTTGCATTAACAATATCATTAATACAATTGATGGAATATTATATGTGGAATAATATAAATAATAAAGCAGTTATTTATATTTTAAGTATTATTGGATATTTCATTCTTTTAGCACAAATAATATTACTTAATTATGGTTGTTTGAATGATAAAGACCGAACAGTCGCATTAATAATAATAGCATTTTTTGCGATATATCTTTTCATTTATAATTATAATAATGATAAATTTAAAATGGAAAAAGGAGAAAATAAACATTTGGTTTGGCATTGGGCAGATTTTCCAAAACCATTTTTAATATTAGTATTATTATTTTATATATATCCTGCGTTTAATTGTGGATATATTTCATTTATATTAATATCAATATCTTTATTAATATCATTATATTATTATTATAATTTTAAGACTTGGGGAACGATGTGGTGTTATTTTGGTAATTTTTATTGGATTATATTAATAATACGAAGTTTAATTAATTAAACAGAAGAGATTCTTTTAGCAAAAAATGAGGGTTTAAGGGAATTCGTTAAATAATACACCCAACAATAAGCTTTGTCATCCCAACCGAATTTAGAACCAATTGGAATATTAGATAATTCAACGGTAGTTTCGCTAATACCAATACAATCGTTAATATGTGAATATTCAAAAGTTTCAAGACAAGTAGTAATTGGTCCAATATTATCTAATGTAATTTCTTCTGTAATAATTTCATTATTTGAATTTTTATAATGAAATGCTCCATATTTACCGATTGAAACATCCCAAGTATAATAATTATTATTTTTATATATCCATTTAAGAGAAGTATTCATTTTGGATAAATTATCCATAATTATATAAAATATTTATGATAAACTTTATATAAATATAATATTAATATAATAATCAAAAATGACATTATATAAAATTAGAATTAATTGTACTACTCAAAGAGATTTGACAATTAATAATAAAAAAATAAATCAAAAAACATTTAATAATTTTATTTCAAAATCAAACATAGATGAATATATATCAAAAATATCTATTTTATATGAAGATAATTTTCATATGAAAGACGATATTAGTTTCATTAATAAGACATTAGAATTTTATTGTAATAAGGAAATTACAGAAAATGAATTTAAAGAATTTATATCTAAATTAACAAAATTAGGTTTTGTTTCAAAAAAGAAACATCCAAAAATACAATTTATTAATAATGATGGAAATATTATTTATAATTATAATTATAATACCTGTTTATCATATCCAAAGAAATCAATTAAATCTATTCATTATCATCAAAATTTATTTATTAAAACTTAATTTAATAATTCCATATCTTCTATTTGTTTTGTTTTAATATTTAAAAAAATAAATTATTAAGTTTATATATATCTAAGCATCATAAGGTATTACATTTATTACTTTTTCTCCTCCATTTAATGTTCTTTTAACTTTTAAAAAATCTGTAAGTATAAAATCAATAAATTCTTGTTCATTGAATTCAGTAATAGAAGAATTATAACATTTTAATTTGTTTTTTGCTTCTATAGAAATATATCCGGATAATTCATTTTTAAATTTATATGCACATAAATATAACCACCTTAGTTCAGATAATATTCTACTATAATCATTTAATATATTTTTTGTTCTATCAATTATAGTTGTTAATCCATAATCTGCTAATACAACTAAATAACCTTCATTTTTAATATAATAATCATTTCCATTAATTTTATAATGAAAATATGATTCTTCTGGTTGCACTTTTTTATAAAAGAAGTTTTTTAAATGTGCATCATTGTGATAATAATTAAATTTATTATGAAATATATATAATGATATAAATATTTGTGCAAAAATTGATTTAAAAATATCTATTAAATCAGTATTAAATGTATCTGTTTCTATAGAAAGACCATCCTTATATATAAAATGTTGTATTAAATCATTTATATTATTATCAAAATATTCAAGAACAAGTAATGAATAATTACTATCACCTATACAACTATTAATTCCAGATAATATTTTATTTCCTTGAGATTTAATATTATTGCATTTAAAATTATAATATGCTATATATATATAATTTGGTATAGGGTTTGATCTTAATTTTGTTTTAATATCAATCATTATTTCTATTTCATTTTCATTATTTTTAGTATATTTAATTATTTTTATTACATAATTAATTTTTTGTGCTTCTTCAGGAGAAGTAATAAATATTATACCATAAGCACCATTTGATATATATTTACTAATTATAATATTTTCTGATTTTACAATCTCAGTATTAATAATAATATTTTTTTTATTTATTTGTAAACAATCTATAGGTGTTAATTTATCTCTATGTGATGTATCTAAATCTAATATAATATTTCGTGATGATAAATACTCATCAATAGTAGGAATAGTTATAGGAATAGGTGTACTATCATCATCTTCAAAATAACTATTACATGTTGTATTTATTTGTAAATCATCTGTTGATGATTTACTATCATACATATCTCCTCTATCTATTGGCGTACATTGATGACATAAACTATCTTCTTCTTTTCGCATTTTGGATTGTCTTCCTGAACTTCCTGAACTTCTGCTATGTTTACGCATTATTAATCTTATTATTTATTTATAAGATATATTTAAAAAATATTAAATATTAAAGGTTTCCACGATGGATATAAACTAATACGATTTAATTTATATAATTCGGTTGCTATTACTAAACAATTATTTTCTTTTGTATATTTTCCAGGAGGTATTTTTAAATCGGTCATTATTTTTTGATGTTGAGGTTTATGAAGAGAAGTGCATACAATACCTGTTTTTTTTCCAAAAGCTTCTCCAGGTGTTAGAAGTTTGAATACATTTCTTTTATTCTTTTTTTCTTTATCTGTAAATACTGGTATAAATAATCCCCATTGTAATTTTTCTTTTTTCATATCAGGAATAATAATATTTTTTCTATTTGTTTTTAATTGTTCTAATTGTTTAGGAGTTAAAGATTTATAATTTCCATTATTAAAAAGTAAAGGTTCAAATTCATCATTAAATATATTGACAAATCCAATATATTTATCATTAATACCAGTTGTTATTTCTTTACCAGCAATAAGAATTCCTTCGCGATAAAAACAATCAGCAATAAAAGAATCAATTTCTGATAATTGTTTAGATGAAAGTATTTTTTTAATAATAAAATCAAAACTTATAATATCTAATGATGAATATAATGATATTATTGCTTTATTAAATGGTTCTTGTTTTATTTTTTCAAATTCTTTATATAATTTAATATCATTTTCGTTTAATTGTATTTCTTCTTTTTCAATATCATTTTTAATCAATGTTATTTTAAGAGGGATATTATTAACAACTTTAACTATATGTAATCCGTCTTCGTGAGGTATTATAATATAACCATCAATAATTATATTTGGATAAATACTAATACTGATTGCATACATAAGAATATTATAATCAATATCACGAAATAATTTATTAATATCTTTATAAGTTATAAAATATTCTTCATTATGAATATATTCTAAAATGGCATTTCGCAATTTCATTTGAATATTTAATGCCAGATGTTTATATGTATCTTGTCTAAAACCTCTTTTATCTTCCTTATATACCATATTAATATTACATTTAGGTTCATAAATTTCATCATCTCCCAATGAATATTTAATATTAATATTTTGAGAAGTTTTAATATCAATATCACCTAATTTAAACATAGATTTAGGGAAATAATTAATATCTTTAAATAAACTACAATCAATAGAATTATTTCTAATAATATTATCAACAATAAATGATTGATATAATTTGCGAGATGATATGCGATAAGCATGCACATCGGCAGTTTCTTTATTATAATCATTAATAGCACAATGCATAAAAACAGTTACATTTCTATTTTCAACAGGTAAATTTTTATGACTACAATTGCGAATGCCTCTTCCTATTATTTGGTCTATACGATTAAAATGGTACCAAGCTTCTAAAAGATGTATTTCTCTAACATTGAATATATTAAGACCTTCGCCAGCAACTGGAGACATTAAAATAACTTTTATTTGTTCTCCATTAATATTATTAGGATTATTGATAATATTTATTAATTTACTGATTGTAGTTCCTCCCATAATATCATCATCACTTGTTAAAATACAATAGCGAGGACTTGAAACATCTTTATATTTAATAGGGTTTGGTATTATTGCTTGTTCGTCTAAAATATTATTAGTTCCATAGCGGGTATAACCTAAATGTTCTAATGCAATAGCAGTTGGTATTAGACCTGAATGAAGATATTTAGAATATATAATAGTAATACCTAATGTTTTTTTAATAATATTGATAATATTTAATATTTTGCCTGAATAAAGACCTAAATGTTTATCATCTGGCATTAGGGCATTTTTAAAATTGGTATTATATTTAAATGCGTAATTATCATTATTTTTTCTGAAAAAATTATAAAATCCTTTACTGCCAATATTATTATCATAAACAATATTCATAGGTTGAAGACCTTTAAAATTATTTTGAATATTTTCATCAACAATTTTCTTATTTTCTAAATATTTTAATTGATTATTTCCTAATTTTGAAATAACTATTCCATCTGTAACCTTATTAATCCAATTATTATCAATACTTTCAATTGGATTACCATTTTCAGTTAAAGGAATCATTTTATTTAAAATAGGAATACCGCTTAATTTTGGTGATAATTTGAAAGCAAAGTTGAAAGGATTTTTACCTCTTAAATATGAGATATAGATGGATGCATTTGTTTTTAAGAATGTTTTAGCATCTTCATTTAATTCATTATTTGAATCAAAAATATTTGTAGGTATTTTATAATTAGTTCTTTTATCATTTAATAATAATAATTCAATTAAATCAAAAATGTCAGAAGGTTCATTATACATAGGAGTTGCAGATAATAATATTAATTTATTATTAATGCCTGTTTTAGCAATATCTGTTAAAGTATTATAAACTCTTTTCTTATCTTCGCTATTACCTTGGCGAATATTATGAGCTTCGTCGACAATAATTATTTTATCAGTTGCTGTTTTTCCTTTAGCAGTATAATTATTTTCATAAAAAGTTGCGAAACCTTCATAAGTAAAGATATTATATCTTGATTTGATAATTTTTTTAATTCTTTTATCAACTTCAATATCATTTAATGAATCATTTATATTTCCTAATTTAGCATATAAATCTCCTGTACATTGATTAGCAATATTTTTATAATCCATTTTTTTAAATATTTGTTGTTTAAATCCTTCTTCTACTGCTTGCGGCATTATAACCCATATTTTAGGTTCATCATAACTATTATGAGATATTAGGAAGTTTTCAGCGATAGTAATAGCAGTGCATGTTTTACCGACACCAACAGAATAATAAATCAACATACTTTTATAGGGCATACGATAAGAAAGATAATGACCCATTAAATATTGAAAGAAACTTTTATCAAAACCTTTACATAATTCATTAGCTTTATTTTCAAAATCTTCAATAGAATTAATATCATCATATTTTGAAATTCTATGCATATTGATTTCTTTCAATGCCATTAATTTATCTCTAAATTCCGGGTCTTCAATAGATGGATAATATATTCTATCTTCATCTTCAATATCTTCATCATCTTTATTAATACCCTTAAAAGTAGTAAGACTATTAACACTATTAACGGTATTATCAATAATTTTAATAGATGGTTTGACATTTGGATTTTTAATAGGTTTATTAATATTAGTATTTAATAATGGAGGGCATTCATTATCAAATTCTTTATATATAGGACTATTTTCATTAATATTATAATTAGTAATAGGATTTTTGAATTTGTTTGCCATCCATTTTTCGCATAATTCTTTTGTTAATGGTTTAGTCAATGCTGTTTTCTTTTTAGTTTTAACGCCATCTTTTTTAATATCATCAATATTAATTTTAACATTCATACATAATTTTTCAATTTCATTATATTTAGCACTATTTTTTTTAATACTATAATCTGTTATTGGATTAATTGGTTTTAATGGATTTATTAGTTTATTTTTATTCCATTCAGTGCAAATTTCAACTAATGTTTTATATTTACCATTTTTAATTTTAATAACAGATGATGGATCATTATCTTTAATTGGATTATTTGAAATAGATGTTGTATCTGTCATATATTATTCTCTATTTGATAAAATGAAAAGAAAAATTTTTATTATTTACAATTAGTTTTAATTTCTTTATAAATAATTCCATCTTTTTTAATACCTCTATGTGTAATAGGATTTACTTCTTTTTCATTTCTCCATAATTTACATAATTGTTTATTTAATGGTTGTTTTAATATAATTTTCTTTTTTCTTTCAATATTAATATCTTTTAAATCTTCAATATTAAATTTAAATTTTTTACATATTTTTTCTAATTCAATATATTTTGGTCCAAGATGTATTATATTTCTATTTGTAATTGGATTATATAAATTTTTAGGATAATCTAATTTAATTTTACTCCATTTTTTACAAGTTTCAATTGTATTTAATTTATCAGTTTTATTTAATTCGTCTGTTGATTGTTTAGATGATTGTTTAGATGATTCTTTAGATGATTGTTTAGATGATTGTTTAGATGATTGTTTAGATGATTGTTTAGATGATTCTTTAGATGATTCTTTAGTTGATTGTTTAGATGATTGTTTAGATGGTGATAATGGAGATACTATTGATGATGAAGAAGATATTTTTGATGGTGATAATGGCGATACTGCTGATGATGATAATGATTTAAAGGACTGAGAATCTTTTTGAGAATCTTTTTGAGAATCTTTTTGAGAATCTTTTTGAGAAGGTTTTGGGGAAGGTTTTGGGGAAGGTTTTGGGGAAGGTTTTGGAGAAGGTTTTTGAGAAGGTTTTGGGGAAGGTTTTGGAGAAGGTTTTGGGGAAGGTTTTGGAGAAGAGTTTGCAGATAATACTGATTTAAAGGATTGAGAATCTTTTTGAGATGGATTTGGGGAAGGTTTTTGAGATGAGTTTGGGGATAATACTGATTTAAAGGATTGAGAATCTTTTTCAGGTGAATTATGATGTTCTTTAATATAATTTTTTTTAATTTCAAAAAAATCTTTAAATGCATTAATATAATTGCTAAAATTATATATTACAGGTTGATATTCAGAATCATAATATTTTTTATTAGGTATATTAGTTTTATTTAAACTTGAATTTGTTTTATTAGTAGATGTATTTAATGAATTAAGATTTGAATATTTACTATTTGAGGAATATAATAACTTAGGTTCTTTATTAGTATTTTTATCAGTAATATAATCAGCACTATTAGATTCGGGAGGTGTTATAAAAGTATCACTATTATTTTTTTTAGGCATTATATATAATCTCTATTTGATTATATGAAAAAAAGAATATTTTATAGAATTGATTTATTTTCAAATTCGCGAATTTTAGAATATGCATATTTAAATAATGATATTCGTTCAGTATTATAACATTTGATATGAGATAATACATCATTATAATTATACCATTTAATAGCTCTAATTTCTCTAATTTGTTCTAAACAACAACTATCAACTTTAATATTAATTTTATTATTTTTAATTTTAGCGACAAAATAAACATGTTTATACATAATTCCATTTGTTCCAAAAAAGATTTCTTCAAATGGTAAAATATCAGAAATAACCATAATATCATTATTAATAATTCTTGTTTCTTCATAAAATTCGCGAACAGCACAATCTAAATCACTTTCCTTAATTTTTCTCCTACCTTTGGGAAATCCCCATTCCTGTTCGTTAAATATAGATTTGATAGATAATATATAATTTTTAAGGAAATTAGAATCATTTAATGATGTAAATTTATGTTTAGATTCAAGAAATTCTTTATTATTTTTATTTATATTATTTTCACTTTGACACCATAAATATTTCCAAATGTCATCAAATGGAACATTAATAATCATATTTCGTTCATTTATAGTCATATTCAATAATAGTTGTTTAATATATTCTAAATTAGTTATTTCATATTTACCTCTCATAAATTCCATAAATGATAAACTATCTTTTCTCTGTATCATTAAAAATTTAATTTCATCATTTTCTATTTTATAACAAATTATACCAAAACTCATTATTGGATGAGGACAGTTTTTATAAATATGTCCTATTAGTCCGCAATTTCTACATAAATGCGGTTTAAAATTTAATCTATCATTTCCATTACTATTACCATTAGTATTTAATAATTTCATATGAACTCGTATTTACATTAATATTAAATAATTAATATTTTCTTAAATATTAAATTTATTTATAACCACGCGGCAAATCGTCCATCAACTATATTCTTATCAACGGTAGAATCATTAAAATTAGCAAATCCAGATTTAATTACACTACCGCTTCCTACTTCTGCAGGAGTTACACCATTATTTGAATGATTACCACCACTTAAAGATGATAATCCATTTTGAGGTGCTGGTGGTGATGAAATATATTGTTTATTAGAAGGTTCTTGAGAGGAAGAAGAAACAGCAGGATAAGGACCAGAAGTAAAATTACTTACTTGTTGAGGTGGAGGTCCTTGTGGGGGAGGAGGTGGAGGTCCTTGTGGTGGTGGAGGTGGAGGTCCTTGTCGTCCTCTCATAAGATCAGGAAGTGTTGTAATAACTAATGGATCCTGAGCATTTACAGTAATATTATTATAAAATGGTTCTTTTTTATTTTCAAATGGTTCTTCTTTTTTGTCAGCATTTTCACTATTCATAGTTGCCATTTGATTATATTGCTGTGCTTGTCTTAACATAGCACCAATATCGGGAATATTTACTTGATTAGTATCATTGGCATTTTCAAAACGTTCATATCTATAATTATTAAATTTTTCTAATTCTTTTGTTTGCATTTCGTCTGCTTGTATTATTTCTTTAGCATAATTGTCAGATTCATTATTAGTAATCTTATATTTTTGTTCTTCATTATTTACTGAATGAATAGCATTATTATAATTAAATAATGATACTAATGAAACAATGACAACGACAACACAATAAATTATTATAAACGCAGCTAATATCCAAGCGAACGCATGACACCACCAGCGGTTAGGTTCAGTTCCGCCAGTAACTATGCATGTAAGTTCAAATAATGTTAAAAATATTGATGGTATTAGGGTAATAATTACGAATAATACTATTAAAATACGATTACCTATAGGAACATCAGTAGCAGTTAATAAGATAGTTAAACAAATGGCAATTATAGCAGCAATAATAGAATAGGCAGTGTAAAGGGATTGGTCTGAACCGAAGAAAGCATCATAAAAACCCATATTAATTTATTTCTTATTCTATAAGAAATAAAAGAATAAAAAAAAATGATTATATAAGTATATTAATTATTTAATATATATAACAAATGGGTATTCCTTATTATTTTTATTATCTTACAACGAAATATAATGATATTATAATTAAAACATTACCAAGTAAAATTGATATTTATGCGATTGATTTTAATGGTATAATTCATCCTGAGGCAGCAAAGGAAACGAATGAAGAAAAATTAATAAGTAATTTATGGGATAAAATAAATAGTTATAATGATTTATATAAACCAAATAAATTATTAATTTGTATTGATGGTGTTGCACCATTTGCTAAAATCATTCAACAAAGGAAAAGAAGATATTTAACTTATTATAAAAATAAAATTGATAAAATATCTTCTAAATGGGATACGAATGCTATATCACCAGGAACTAATTTTATGAATAAATTAAATACTTTCATACAAGAAAATATTATTAATGACAATTATATATTTTCAGGTAGTAATGAAGCAGGCGAAGGAGAACATAAAATTTTTAAATTACTTAATGATAATGACAATGATAATGATAATGATAATGACAATATAGTAATAAATGGGTTAGATGCTGATTTAATTATATTATCATTAATATCTGGAAGACAGAATATATATTTGATGAGGGAAAATAGGGGGGTAAATACATATGTGAATATAAATAATTTAAAATCGGCAATAATTAGGGAATTAAGACCTAAATGGAATATAGAGGATGATAAGGATTTAATTGAAAGTTATTGTGTGATGTGTTCAATATTAGGAAATGATTTTATACCTCATATATTAAATTTGAATATTAAATCAGGGGGATTAGATAGATTAATTAATATTACAGAAATAGCGATACGAATGTATGGATCATTGGTTAATAATAATAAAATTAATCAAAAAACATTAAGTGATATATTTAATCAAATAGGAGAAAATGAGGATAATGATATTATTCCATTAGTATCTAAGGAGATTGAGAGAAAACCAAGAGATTTTACATTATTAAGTCAGGAATACGGAATAAAATTTAAAGATGAAACATTAAATTTAATGAATAATAATTCTAAAAAATGGAGATATTATTATTATAAAAATTTATTTGATATTAATATTAATATTGACAGCACATCAAATATTAGTAATAATTATATCAAAGGTATATATTGGACTTATAATTATTATAAAAAAATGGATATTGATTATACTTGGTATTATCCATATAATTATCCACCAACAGTTAAAGATATTAGTAATTATTTAAAAGTGAATGATATTGAAGAAATAAAACCAAAAGGCGAATTTCTAAAACCCGAAATTCAATTATTATTAATATTACCTATTAATAGTATTGATTTAATTGATGATAAATATAAAAAATATATGACTGATGTTTCAATGGGTTTAAAACATTTATATCCAATTGAATATAAAATTCAAACTTTATTTAAAACCCATTTATGGGAATGTTGTCCTATTTTACCTATTATCAATATAGATAAAATAATAAAAATAAATAAATCTTTAACTTAATTATATAAATTGCTGTTATGTATTTTTTTACAAAATACTAAAACATTATGCGTGTTAAATGTATCATAAACAATTAAAAATGATTGCTGGTAGCATAATTACTGAGAATAAATATAAAAACCTCCCAAATTAAATTTTTTATATTATTAGATATAAAAAGACTGGATTATTTTTGTACTTATTCTATTTTTATAATAGAATCTTATCTTTATATAAAAATAATTTTAGAAATAGATAATTAAATGGAAACAACGAATAATGCTAATTTAGATTTATTCACACAATTAGCGAGGGGTATTAATAAATATACATTAAAAGACTTATTAAATAAATCTTGGGAAAATGACAATTTAAAGACAATGGCAATTATTTTTAATTCACGGGATAGACTTAAGGGGAAGAAGGAAAAGGAGATAAGTAATTTTTGTTTATTATGGTTAAAGGAATATTATCCATTAATTTACAAAAAAAATATTATGACATATATTGATAAATATGGATGTTGGAATGATTTAAATTATATCATTAAAAAAAATTGTAATAATAAATTTGAATATAGATTATTTGCATCTCAACTTAAAAAAGATAAAGAACTTTTAGAAGAAGATAAAAATATTTCTCTATGTTCTAAATGGGTTATTAATGCTAATAAAAAGAATACTATAAAAATAGCACGTTTTTTATTTGAAGATATTAAGAATTATCACGAAAGATATAGAAAAGAATATTTAATACCATTAAGAAAACGATTAGATTTAATTGAAACTAAATTATGTAATAAAGATTATGAATCAATTGATTATAAAAAAATACCATCAAAAGCATTAAGTATTTATAAAAAAACTTTTATTAAAAATGATAATGAAAAGTATTCATTATTTTTAAGCGATGTAGCAAATAATAAAACTAAATTAAAAATCACTGGTATATTACCCCACGAAATTATTCATAAATATATGCTTGATATTAATAATATAGATGAAACACTAGAACTACAATGGAAAACATTAATTAATAATTATAATGAACTTAATGAAAATAATGAAGTTAATGAAGATATTATTCCAATTGTTGATGTATCTGGGTCAATGTATACGAAAATGAATAATATTGAACCTATATATGTATCTATAGCATTAGGATTATTATTATCACAGATAAATAAGGGGGAATTACATAATAAGATAATAACCTTTTCTGAATCACCTAATTTATTCACAATTGAGGGCGAAACATTAAGAGATAAAATTAAATGTATTTCTCAATCTGCATTTGGATTAAATACAAATTTTTTAAAAATTGCTGATTTATTAATATCAAATAATATTAATACTAAAAAAATAATATGTTTTACAGATATGCAATTTGATGAAGGACAATCACATAATTTATTTATTCAAAAATTTAAAGATAATAATTTAGATATTCCTGAATTAATTTATTGGAATTTATCAGGAAAATATAATAATTATCCAATTAATAATGATTATGAAAATACATCTATTATATCCGGATATTCAGAACAATTATTAACTACTATATTACAAAATTTAAATTTTGATAAAATAACTCCCGAACTATTAATGGAAAAAGTTCTTGAACCTTATTATCCATCTATTATTTTATAAACGCATTTATTTTATTTTTTATTTAAAGATTTTATATATATC